GGTCTATCGGCTACAGGGACGTGCTTTATAAAGGCAGGCAACTTGTATACCTCCTCCTCTATTAGCTTGAAGATGGGACCAACAGCACACTTAAACTCATCAGACCGGGAATTGATAGCCCGGGGGTGCTTGTAGGTCGGATAAGACTCATCTTTCATGAAAGAACTGCATCGGAAGTAGCGATGGGCCCTATCCGGGTCCCATATGCTTCCAACGCCATCCCACTGAACGCGTAGCTCTTTTCGGCGCCAGTCAGGGTAATCGGTGTGGGCGAGCCAATGCTCTACCGTCACATCCGCATCGCAAACAAGTGGAGTCAAATTGTTGCGGACCCAATCAAATACGAACTTCTCAAACTTCTTTAAGGTCCGTTCATTTGCATCGGGCGGTTTTATTGCAAACCTCTTCCTCACCCCAGCCTTGGTGGTCCTTGGATCGAGGGGGTCAGCCTTAGGGCAGGCTACACCTGCCACATGGCATCCCAAACTCACTCCGACCGTCGGTCGCATGTTGAGCGCGACCGGCGTGGACTCAGATATGTAGGCATCCTCCTTAATCTCCTTAAGTGGATCTTGCTTAACCTCCCCATACCTGTACCCTCCAAGGTACCACCTTTGACCTCCTATCCGACTAGGGTGGACGGGAAATACCCGACTCGGTGTTCAAGGCGATCTTTCCAGATGCCGAGCGCGACCGTCGTTGTACTCCCGACCACATCATGCTTCTTCCAGCTAAGGTACTTATCCGTGTTAACTGCATGATGGGATTTTGCGAATGATTCCAACCTCTTTTGCGTTGTCAACTCATCGGTCGACTGCATGCAGGTGGGCGTAGACAATTGGGCCAGCAGCTCCATTGAAATGAGCATCTGGCCGGGCCGATTAGTGAGTTCTCCCCAGTAATCCTTGTTGATTAGTTTGCCATTAAGCCTAATGGTATACTCAACAAGCCCGTAAATTGCGTTCGCATGCTTAATCTCTGTCATCGACATTGAGTCCGCTCTCAAATCGTCGTGGAGGTAGTTCGTCAAACAAACCGCTGCATAACAATGCATTATGCGGGGGGAGAAGAGATTCCGCTTCCCGCAAGACGTAAGATACTTGTTAACCGCCCACCAGGTGCATATAAAATACAAAACCTGGAAGAACACTGCAAATTGTATGCGTGCATCATCATGATCGATTACCCATTCGAGATCAGCTAGGAAATCTTCAAGATTAACCCAGAGAATGAGCGCCCAAAAGAGCAGGGCTGGAACTAGACACCAAAGGTACAAGTATGACCTGGGTGCATCTTCGCTCCACGTGGCTTCAAATGAATTGGCCCATTTTTTGTGTGCCGATTCAACGCCCGCTTCATAAATCTCTACCTTCCTCGTGCTCTCTTTCAAATCACGGGTGAGATTGACGAC